CATCAAAGATCCGTTTATTGCTAACAGATATGCCAAAATTGCAAAAGACGAAACTTTCCACGCTACTATCGGTAGAATGGAACTTGAGAAACTTTGTGAAACGCAAGAGGCTCAAGACGAGATCAACGCAGTAATCAACGATTTCAGAAAAGACTTATATGCAATTAATTCTGCAAAAACTGGTGTACTACCAGAAGCACAGAAATTAATGGAAGCATACGCATAATAATTTAAATTATTAATAATTGAAGGGCGGTATTTTTTTATCGCCCTTTTTTTATGACTTAAATACCAGCATGGAACACAGCAAAGATTATTCTAAAGATGTATTAAAAAAGATAGACACAGACTTACAAGATTCAGATCAAGCAATCAAAAATTTAAAAGCACACACAGAGGTAAACGCAGTCAAGACCGGCAAGAAATTAGAATACGGAAAAAGCCGTTGGGACTACGAAAAGAAAAGGGCATTGGAAAGAGGTGCATATCATTTTGACTGGAACAAGAAAGATAATATCGAAGACGTACTGATGTTCCATGGCAACATCGACATGGATTGTGATTACTTTATTAAAACATATGGTGACGCCGCTTTGGACAATGCTGTACATTGGGCGACACGAAATAAAAGTGTTGGAAACAACTACGGCATAGATCAAGAAGTGTACGACATAGTGAGATCAGGTGGAGACCCAGAGGGAAAAATATATGGCAGGGCAAATATGTTCACAGATCCAAAAGCAATCGCATTGGCAGAAGGTTTGTTAGGACTTTATGATTACGAACTTAAATTACATTCACAAGTTTGCGGACAATTATTACATATGCACATGGACAATTTTGCGGCAAGGCTTGACAGACAAAATAGTTTTGACGAACTAGATTACGATGTAGATCCTAAAAAGGTACACAGGTTTGTAGTGTTCTTGAACGACTGGAGTATGGGCCAAATATGGCATCAAGGTACAGCGGTACACACTCATTGGAAAGCAGGAGATATCATAAGTTGGCATTGGCAGGATTTCCCACATGGCACAGCAAACATGGGTTGGGACACTAGATATATTTTACAATACACTGGAAGGACCACAGATAAGACTTGGGACTTCATTAATAACACAACAAAAGATTCAAAACACAAATTAGATATACACAAAGAATGACCTACATCTTAATGACAGGTGCCCCAGGATCAAAATGGAGCAGTGTTTTTAAAAATATTCATGGCTCAGCAGATGTAGACAGCACAGACTATATCGACTCACGCACATATTGGCATGACGCAGACACCCCGGGGTCTAAACAATTGATGCACACAGGTGCATATTGGGATCCAGGAATGGAGTTCGATTGTAATATCGAGGAATGGGACAAACCATTTAGTGGACTTGGTAAAAGAATAATTAAATCTCATACGTTTGCACATCAATTAGATAATCTTAAACAATTAGGTTATCCAATTATAATGGTGTACAGGAATGATCATGAATGTTTAGAGTGGTGGAAACTTTGTGGTGAGTTCAACATAACATATCCAAATTACCAATACTTTAAAAACTTAAAAGAAATGTGGCATCATATACAAAAAGAAAATAACGACATAATGAACTTCATACATGATAATAATAACAGGGTGTCTCTCGTGAAAGACAACAAAGAACTATGTGGCAAACTGAAAATATCATACCCTAATAAATGCAATCATCACATTTACGCACAAAAAGACATCAAAGTGTATTTGTATGAATAGTTAAGTGATGGGTCATTAGACTTAAATACGTTTATATGCAGAAACATACTAAAAGTTTATTAGAAGAATTAAGTTCTATGCCACTAAAACGTGACAAGGAAGACGTGGTGGAAAGCAGAGCATCGCACATTCTAGAGTCAGCGATCAGGCTAATGACTTATATAAGAGAAAACTTTGATCAGGACACAGCATTCAAACTAGAAAAGAAATTCAATTCAGCACTTAAGAATATGGACGCCTCAAAATTCAGTAAAGGTGTTGCACGTATAAAAGAAAACAAAGACGTCAAGAACAACGTTTTAAAAATTAAAGACGGCGAATATAAAGAGGACTAATGTCTGAGAAGATAAAGGTCTCGACACACTCACCATTCCAAAAACTTACCGCGGTAGCAATAGGACAAGGACTGTCTGAAGATATATTTGATTGGATTACTGAAGATAAGATAAAGGCTCCTATGCAAAAAATACTGCGTGAAACAAATGAAGACATGGCAGAATTTAAAAGGGTACTGGAAAGTCTAGGAGTTAAAGTATATCAACCTAAACCTTTGCAGAGAGAAACATTAACCAACAAAGATGAAATACCCCATGTGCCTTTGCAACCACGTGACATATTCCTAACATTGGGCAACACTTGTTATCAACAAAATACAAACGGTGTATATGATTATATGAAAGACATAGTACATGAAGACTGCCTTGTTGATCTATTCAATGAAGTATATGGTCCAGGTGGAGCATCGTTTGAAGGACATGAATTAATATCAGGTGCAAATAGTATTAAACTAGGCAAACATATTATTATGCCTGCAGATGGAGAACAAGGTTTTGTGCATCCAGACAGACCTATGTTTGATCATATAGTAGACAAATGGAAACAACAAGGATATGAAATCATACAGACAGATGAAGTAGGACACACAGACGGCATTATAAGTTTTATCAAGCCGGGAGCATTTATGAGAGTAGGAGAATCTCCTCCACAGGAAAAAGAATTACTTGCTAAATGGGATAGATTAGAACTTGGAGATCAAGGATGGATGCACCCGCAGATGCATAAATGGATGGAAGAAAAAAGTTTAGTGAATGGCAGATGGTGGATAGACGGAGAACAAGACAATCCACAACTGCATAAATTTATAAATGATTGGTGCGACCACTGGGTTGGCTATTGTGCAGAAACTGTATTTGATATAAACACACTAGGAGTATCTGAAGAATGTATGCTGGTATCATCATATAACAAAGAAGTTTTTGATTTCCTTAAGAAACACAAAGTAGAACCAATCATAGTCCCATTGAGACACAGATATTTTTGGGATGGTGGATTGCATTGTTGTTCTTTGGATCTTGTGCGTGAAGGCGATAGGGAGGACTACATATCATGACACTACTAATGAATGGTTGCAGTTTTACCGACATATGGAAACCTAGTGATAACTTTGTAAAAGCATTAGGTTGCGAAAGTGTTGTGAACTTAGGTATAGAAGGAACATCATTCCAACGGACTGTAAGAAGTACAATTGAATGGATTGCACAAAACGGTAATCCAAAGTTTGTGCTTATTCCAATTACATTTTGTCACAGATGGGAACTTGCTTTGAATCTACATGACGATCCAATCGAAGGCAGTTGGATACCTTTACAGAACAGTAACTTCATAAGAGATGATATAAAACTTCAAGGAACCAATCCAAAAGACCTTAAAAAATTAGTCGATGATTATTACAAAATAATTCCAAACATTAAAACATATTACGATAAATTGTTTACGGATATCATACTGTTTGCAAACTATTTAGAAAACAATGGTATCAGATACCTTATGTTTGATATGTGTAATAACTTTGATAAAAAAGACATACAAGGATGTCAAGGATTTGAAAAGATCAAACTTATAGAACAAAACAAAAACATAATAGACTTGTGGAGTTTTTGTGCAAATGAATATATGTTTACCAGTATGGAATCAAATGCAGATATTGATAGATACGGACATCACCATGACCCAGAACAATACAAGCAACTAGAGAAGCACATACTAAATTACATTATATGATTTATTTTATAGCACCATCCGGCGGTAACAACAGTTACATCTGTCTTAAACTTGTAGGTACTAATCTAGATGGCATGACAACATATCACGATAAAGGTACACATTCGGACGACAAAGAAATTATTAACTTTTTGCACTATGCAGAGAGAACAGAAAATACTAAAGTTATTATTACTGAAAATTATAATAATGTTAAAGATTTAATTACAGCGAATGATACAGTGATAAGAAACAATATCGACAAGTATCGTGAAATGCTGTTGCTTAATTGGTTTCACAAAAACCTAGCACAGTTGGGCGATGAACCAGAAGTGCAATATGGTTGGAGAGATTCTTGGATTGAATGGCAAACTGATCTATGGAAAAACAACAGCAAAATACCTATAGCATCTGCTGTGGCAGAATGGATGTACAAACTATATGACGATAATTTCACAGAAATAAAACCTATACCAGAGATAACCAAAGTGTTTAATTGGTCTGTAATGTATGATAGTTCACAAGCCACGGTTGACGAATTTAAAAAGATAGGATACAATTATACTGTGGAAGAACATGACAAGTGGTTGGCAAGTCAATCGAAGATACTAGGGCATTGGCAGGACATTAAAAATAATGTTGATACGCCATTAAATCTAGATGACGATGTTCACAAAGGACTTGCTCTTGCACTGCATGGAAAAACATATGATTTAACCAGACAACAGGTTGAATCTAAGTTTGATTTATTACCATAAATATTGATATGCTTATAGAAGATGTACTAACAGAATTTAAAAGAACACACCTCGAACATATCGAGGACATTGTCATCACTGACGGTTACGAGGGTGGCAAAGCAGTGATTGAATACTTCAGAGGTTTGTTACTAACATTGAAAGGTTCTAGTTCAGAAGCCATGAGTGTTTCTGTAAAATGGGACGGTGCTCCTGCTGTGGTATGTGGGACTAATCCAGACAACGGCAAATTCTTTGTAGGCACAAAATCAGTGTTTGCCCAAGCGGCTAAAATCAACTACACAAAAAGAGATATTGCAAAGAATCATGGCACAGAAGAATTAGGACAAAAATTATTGAAATGTCTTGTGCATCTTAAAAAACTTAACATACAAGGAGTTGTGCAAGGAGACTTATTATACACGGATGAAGATATCGTAAGAAAAAACATAAGTGGTAAATCACATTTAACTTTTACTCCTAACACAATAACTTATGCGGTGCCAGAACAGTCAGACTTAGGTAAGCAAATAGATAGAGCAAAAGTAGGAATCATATTTCATACCACGTACAACGGAGAAACACTTGCAGACATGACAGCATCAGGCGGAGCAGATGTAAGTTCATTCGCAAAAAATGATGATGTATTCTTTGACAATGCCACATACAAAGATGTGTCTGGCAGTGCCAAATTTACAGACAATGAAACAAAAGCATTTTATAATAGTATTGAAAAATTAGAAACTCTTTTAAACAATGTGCCAAGGAACTTGTCCAATGTGTTAGGACAAAACTCAGACTTTGTGCCAATGTTCCAGATGTACATCAACGCAATGGTTAAGGAAGGCACGTTGCCAAGTGATGTGAATCAGTTTTTATTAGGATTTAAAAAGTTCTATAATGATAGAATGCAACAGCAGATCGCTGGACTTAAGGCACAGAAGGCTCTACAACTTAGAACGGATAAAATGAAGCAGATGCCTGTATTCCTAAACAAGGCAAGGAAGCCTTTACAGGCCATGATGACTTTTTACAAAGCAGTGCAAAAGATGAAAGGTTTTGTTCTTAAGAAAATGAATCAAGCAATGGCCATTGGATCATTCTCGCAAACAGACAACGGATTAGAAGTAACAGAACCAGAAGGATTTGTTGCTGTTGACAAATCAGGTAGTGCTGTTAAACTTGTGGATAGACTAGGCTTCTCAAGAAGAAACTTGACTGCTGTCAGCAAATTCAAGAAATAAATTTAACGTTTTATTAATTTCATTACTCAATAAGTCTTTGTTAAAAAAGCAATCATGATTGTATTTTCGCAGTGCTTTACTTTGTAGATATATGTCTTGCCACGGAGCATCTCGCAATCTATCGCATACATCAACAATAGTATTAATTCTCACATCTGGATCTCTATCTAAGTCGTATGCTTCTTCGAAATAGTTATTAAAAGTTTTGAAACCCATTTCTCTTAATTTTTGTAGATATAAATGATTGCCATGCACGACAAAAAGTTGTTGTGCTATAATAGGTTTCCATATTTTCTCTGTCATAAAAATTTCGTTATTGTTGTCATTGGTTTCGGATACTATGCTACAAGCAGTATCGTTGTATGGCTTCTCAAATATATCTTGATCCATGCCATACTGTGGATAGTCCTGTGCCCATGGCAGTTCATATTCAGCAGGCAGTTTCCTAGTTGGCCAATTGGTGTACAAACTATTTTCTAGTATGCCGTTATCAAATAATTTGTTGTACAATTTTTTCCTATGAGATCTTGGTTGCTTGTTGAGATAAAGAAAGTCATACTTTTTGTTTGAATGATCAAAATTAAATTTGTTATCTTTGTGTTTGTTATACATATAAAACCAAAACCAAGACACTCCTCCAGACCACAAAATCTCATCTGTTTGTTTAGGATACAATGTTAATTCATTCATGTTGGCTTCGGACTCCCATGGTGTTGCAAGTATAAATTTAAATCCTTGGCTGTATAATAACTTCTTTCTACGATCTAATTCTTCTCTGTATTCTGTGTTGTGTGCTGGATGTTCTTTTCCCATACTGGATCTATCGATAATAGCAAACTTCCTATCATACGTATCCAAGTCATAATTTTGTAGCATATAATATTCAGAGGTACAATCAAAGGTTTGATCTTTAAAACTGTGCATTTTGATAAACTGCTCATAGAGAACATTCTCACCTGTTTTCATTAGATCAGTTAGAATAAAATTACGTTGCATATGTTCTATAAATACGTGTATGTTAACACCTTTTTTAAAGTATGTATCTGAGGGCAAGGTCATAAGACGACATAGTGACTTGCAGAGATTCAGTTTTCCAGAAGTTACAGAGAGGATTTACCTAAGTTTTCTCGCACTAGGACTTATGAGCCAAAGAAGTGACAGCAAAGAATTTGTTAATTTTTATTCACAACAGACAATGGCAAAAGGCACTTTCGACCAAGTAAGAATGATCAATAATGATCTTGCAAATATGTTGGCTATTGTGGCAGGTGATCCTGAAATTACCAAAAAGTTAAAAAATCCTAATGAGGCACAGGCGATGAGACAGCGACAACCTGTACCTGTCATGTCCTTAAGAAGGTATCTAAGAACGTATGAGAACCACTATAAGGTGCTGACAGATTTAGAAAGGGCTCTTGGTATACGTGATGCTAATCTTATGAATATAAGACGTGCTGTTGCTAACTTTAATCGTTTAGATTCAAGACGACAAGCAAACACATTATCGAGACTAAAACAACTGCTACAAGCAAAATTACCAAACACAGATATACAAAGAAAATTTAAAGAACTATAATGTATCCAACAGGCAGAGATTTCTGGGTAGCATACAAAGGCGTACACACCGAACCAACATTTCATAAAGACGAGGGCGATGGTCAAGGACCTCTAAGACAGATCGCATACAAATATGTCAAGCAATGGCGAGGATGTATTGATGCTGGAGCCAACGTGGGTATGTGGACAAGAAACTTGATGAAGGACTTTGAGACCGTACACTGCTTTGAGCCAAATCCTATGTTCATAGAGTGTTGGCACAAAAACATACCATCAGACAAGAACGCCATTCTACACGAGGTAGGTTTAGGAGAAGCAGAGTCAACTGCCAACTTTGCACTTCCATTGGATCAAAAATTACAGAGGAAACCAGGCAATATAAAAATTAAAACCCTAGACAGTTATGAACTGAATGACATAGACTTTATCAAGATAGATGTCGACGGCTATGAGGACTTGCTGTTGAAAGGTGCAAAAGAAACTCTCGCAAACAATGACCCTGTTATCAACATAGAAATGAAACGTGCAAAAAGACCAGAGGTGTGTGAGGTTGCACAAAAAATACTACGTAAACTTGGCTACAAGGCACAAAAACGCACAAACAGTGAAGAAGTATGGATAAAATCAAATAAAAACATATTTGTTTGGCAAGAGTGGCTCTAAATAGTAATATTACAGCATAATTTACCAAAATAATTTATAAATACTTACAACTTGATTACAGAGTGTGATCAAAGTCATTAAATCAGATAATAAGGAGGATTTAAAATGACAACTAAAGTAAACCCGGCGGCTGTAACAAACAATTTTGAAAGTTTTGGAAGAGATATCCAATTCATCACTATTGATTACACAGTAGCAGTAAACGGATCTGCAGGACCACTAGGTGCTCAGAACGCAATCAGAAACACACTAATGACAGAAGGCACAATCGTTGCTATGGGTCCATTATTAGACTCTAACACGCAACAAACTGTTGCATTCGAAGGTGCTGACTCAGTTAACGTAACAACTATGCAGGCGTCTTTAAGAGCATTAGGAACAGTTGATGGTGTGAACTTATCTTCTACAGAAGTTCATGCAACTAAACTTGGTATCTTAGATACTGCGTTAGTATCATAATAACTGTTTTTACAGTAAACGAAAAAGGGTGGGCATTAATTTGTTCACCCTTTTTTTACGACTTAAATATTCAAAACTATGCATCTATATAGAATACACACCCTGGTCGATATCACAAACAATGGTAATTTAAAACAGAAGTTTCCATTCAAGACTGATGCCAACGAAGTGATTCACGACAAACATTCATTAGCCATAGCACGAAATCAAAATTCAAACTTTAACACCTTACTACAACTTTTACAAATGAGGGCAAACATTACGTGGGAACAGTCACCAAAGAAAATAAACGACACACTGGGCAATAGCAGTTTTGGCAAATTTTACGAGGGCAAACACAACACATGGCACTTTGAATTTTTCACAGAACAAACAGGCGTATATGGTGACGATATAGATCCAGCATCTGCACTAAAAAGTGATTTCCATAATGTGCCCATTGTAAATTTTTGCAAAGAAACAGCAACGTTTCCTATGTCAACATTTGATACTGAAAATATTGACACTATAAACACCTACTTTTCTTACGCAGGATATCAAGATAAATAATAGTATAATTTAGGCACAAGACCAAAAACATACAAAGGCACACACAGGCAATGACACAGGCTCATTTACAGGCTCTAATAATGGAGGTACAGAACCTCAAAAGTGAGATAAGAAACTATATGAGTACAACTGATTTAGAAAAACAAAACCTTGAAGCACACGTGGACCTTTGCTCTGAAAGATACAAAGGCTTACACGACAGATTAAGTGCTATCGAACTTCGTCTAGGCAAAATGAACGAAGAGATGACACAAGGACACAAATCTCAAACAAAAACAATCATAGCAACAGCAGGCACAGTGGTCGCAGGCTTACTATCAACGGTGGTAGTGATCCTGATGAAAATGCCTGGCTAATCCAAATAAAATTACCAAAAATAATATATACAACATATGTTCATACAGATAGCACCTCGGGTCAAAGTTTATGTCACTGAGGAAGATGTCCAATTTATTCATGCACATTCACAAGGCTCTTTTAGAGCAAGTCAATTACCATCCGAAGATGTAGACAGGGCCAAGAAGTTGGCAGACAAGGCAATATTTGTTAGGAAAAAACTTGACACCGACATGCAATATGCTTTAAATAGACGTATAAGATTTGTGAACAATGCCAAAAAAAAGTAAACATAAACCATTCAGTGAACTCGTACGACAGATAGAGGCGTATGGACTCAAGGAGAAACTTGCGGATCTGGCACACAAGGAACAGGCACGTAGACCATTCCGACATTTACCCAAACAGTTCTCCAAAGGAATCCTTATAGGCAACATCGCAATCGTACCTAAAAAATGGACAGGCACTAGATATGTGTATGTGATAGCAGACATGATGGAGGCAAAGATACTGCACGAAAATATTAACCTTAAACAGACTGCCATATTAGTAGCACACCATCTAGCAGACGGTGAAAACATTCCTTACAACATATTGGAATTAGATACTAAATTTGCATCGCAACTGTTTGATATACAAAATGCTAAACGTATGATAAAAGAAGCACAAAAAGCCAAAGATGTAGCACAGGAAGATGTGTATTATGACCGTTTAGACACAGCAAATCACCTAGCAGACCAATGTAAAAGCAGTATACAACAAATTTTCAACGACACGTTCGGAGGTTAAATAATAAATAAACACATATGCAGAGCACAGAACTTACAAAACCAGTTACTACAGAGTCTTTATTAAATGAATTTGAATCTAGATTCAATCAAACTATGGACTTATCAAAATTCAACGAAGAAGAATTACAAGATTACGCAAATCATGTAAGAACAAAGATACACGAAATTACACAAAACACACATTTTGGACAAGAGTTAAAAGACAACAACTATCAAAAAAGCCAAATGATGTTAGACATTATAAACCAAGAAATACAACAAAGAAAACTTGGTGAGTATGGTGGAATGAACACAGATCCAGAAACAGGAAAAATGGTAGACAAAATTAAAAAAGTATCAGGGATTACAGACAAAGAGAAAAAAGAAATCATAGGTGGAATAGTTACTAAAGAAACAGAAGTAAAAGAAGGTGTTGAAGAACAATCAGAATTAATACTAGCGGCCAAAGACATGATGGACAAAGTCACAGGTTATTTGGAAGATCTAGCATCAATGAAGACAGAAGGTATGTTAGAACTAGCAGACAGAATCAGAGATGAAATGGGAGCAGACAAGGCAGATGCTTTCATGCAAAAAATCCAGCCAGCGATTGAACAGGCGGAAGCGACTTTAACGACAACTAGACAAGAACTAGACAACGGTGTAAGAATATTGACCGGAGAAGAAGTTGCTTCAGAACCTATGGGCGCCGATGACACGATGGGAATGGACGCAGATCTAGACTCACTGGACTCAGAAGCAGATGCAGAGACAGATGAGTTTGGAGCCTCTGACGCCGAGGCAGGTGGAACAGAACCTGAAGGCAGAGAACAAAGAGAATCCAAAGAAGTATTCGAAACTTCAAACAGACTGTACAGCAAACTAGCAGGGAAGTAATCCTGTGAGGTTTTTTGAATTCAAAAACAAAGACTTAGAATCCGCATTAATAAATGTTTTAATGAACATGAAGGGTGATGCTGATGACAAGAACACATCATCAGAGATCAGCATGGATGCTGTAAAGAGTGTGATGGCAAACACAGGTTATCCTGCATTCAATTACGACGTTTTCAAAAGTATGTATGATGCAGATGGCGACTTGAAAAATGTTGTTGCTGATTTTGATAATGAAAAAATAGTAGTGAAAACAGATCAAGAAGCAGAAGCAGATCCATCAATGGATTTTGACAATCAAGGTTCGACAGATGTAGTCAAGAAAATGGCAAAGTCTGCAATGAACAGAAGAAAATAATTACAAGTCTTTTACAATATCAAAAATTTGAGGATATATGGTTGCCCAATTAGTAGACCTTCTACGGTCTAATTCATCTAGATATATTTTAAATTGTTTTTGTCTCTGAGGCATAGGATCTCTTTCCTCAAACTCTTTCATGATACCTTGCATATAATTTTTATAATTTTCTTTTACTGTATCAGGTTGTCCCATAGATGTTGTTTCAAATAACTCAACTGCTTCACGTAGTCCCCACTCGTTAATCTTCTTGCCAAATATTCCAGGGTACATATATTCTCGAGGACCAATTTCATATTGATTGGCTTTCATCATACTCCAATACACTGGTTTGATTTTATTACATTCATTTAAGTATTTGACCATAGCAGGCATACCTGGCACTGCTGTAACAGTCAACGCACTATTAATTCCTTGATCAAATGATGTGTTATGCAAAATGTATTCAAAGTTTTTAAGTGCTATGTTCAAATCTAAACCAGTTCGCACATATTCTCCCTCTGGACCTAATGCATCACAACTAAAAAATATCTGTATCTTGTCTAGCCTACCAGACTTCTGTAACACTTCTAATCTATCCATCCACTTTTTAAAACGTTCATGTTCAATGTTATGATTACTAAAGAATACTAGAGTAAGGTCAGGATATGATCCTTTTTCTAAAAATTCTATGAACCTAAATGTTTCTTTCTGTAGGAACGGTTCGCCACCCATTACAAATATCTTGTGTAGTTTGTGTAAATGATTTTCAAACCATTTAAACAACAATTCTGTATGTTCTTCTATCTTAGGATTTTTCTTCCACCAATCCTGAAGACGCACACCTTCTTTAAGAAATTTTCCAAATCGTTTCTCTTCCTGCTGTATAGTTGAACTATAATGAGCACCACAATAAATGCAGGACTGTTGACAGGTGTTGCCCCAATAAACTTCCAACTGCCTCGGAGTGACATCGACCGCTGTCAAATCTGTGTCCAATTCAGGTGGTGCTGTGGTGCCTTCTAAATTTAAATGCACTTGTCTGTCCGATTTGCCACCTGCTTCTTCTATGTGTTTGCAGTGTTCACAACCTCTGCCTGGCCATTCGCCACGCAACATTTTACGCCTTGCTTCTAGTTTGGCTGGTATATTATGGAAGTTAAGTTCACCATTACGCACTTCTAACGGATCGCCCATTACCCTGTGACAACTCGCACTTTCCCCGTCAGTCAAATAGACTGTGCTGTGTGTCCATTTCAACTGACAAGGTAAACCCTTGGTAATAGGAAATGGCTTTGGTGGTTGCTTTGATATGCCCATTCGTATATAATTATCTATAATGAAATTCACAGAAGATGTTTTAAAACACAAGGGTATAATCTATTACCAAAAATATCCGTATGGCGAACTGTCGCGAGTTACAAAAAATAAAAAGAGACATTACGAAACTCCAGACGGAAGACAGGTGCCTAGTGTGACCACTGTGCTGTCAGCGACCAAAGACATGACTCATTTACACGCATGGCGTAAGAGAGTTGGTGCGGAAAAGGCACAACAGATCACTACCGAGAGTGCAAACATAGGAACAGTGATGCACCGTAGCCTAGAGAAGCACGTGAAAGGCGAAGACAGAACT